ATAATGTCAACAATACACGGAGCAAAAGGAGGTGAAGCAGAAAATGTTTTGCTTATGCAGGACCTTACAAATGCAGCGTTAGAAACTATGAGTCATGATCCAGATGAATTACATAGATTATTCTATACTGGAGCGACGAGAGCGAAGCGTGAATTACATGTGTTAGATCCAAAGAACTTTGATAGGGCTTATATATTATGAGGAGACAACCACCTAAAGGAACCGAAGAGTATAGAGTTTACAAGAGAGCTTTAGAATTTAAGTATGCAAATACTGAACATGGTTTTTTAAAAAGATTGTTTCAAAGTATTTATACTAGAGCCAAATATAATACTAATAGAAATAAACAATGGCAGCCTGAAATTGGTAAAAAGGAATTAGAAGATATTTATAATGAACAAGTTAAAAGAGATGGTAAAATTTGTTTGTATTGTAAAACTCCTTTTACCTTTAAAAGAAATGAAAGACGAAAAGATTTAGCAAAAGAAAAAATAAAACAAATTCCAACTAACGTATCAGCAGATAGATATAATCCAAATGAAACCTATAAACGAGGTAATATAGTTTTTTGTTGTTGGGAGTGTAATCGTAAAAAAAATACCGCTTATAAACAAGATTGGGTTAATTTTTTAAAAGGAAGGAAAAAAATAATAAAATGAAAAAATGGAAAGAAAAGTTTGATGTATGGTCCTTATACTATAGACAAGAAATAGTGTGGTTTATTGTAGGATTTATTGTGGGAGCTATAATTTTATGAAGAGTTTAAAAAAGCAGGTAGGTGGAAATCACTACCGAAATTTTACGATTCAGCCTGCAGAATTTATAAACAAGAATGGGTTGCAATTTGCAGAAGGAAATGCAATAAAATATATCTGTAGACATAAATATAAAAATGGAGAAGAGGACGTGAGAAAAGCTATTCACTATTTAGAAATGATTTTGGAAAGAGACTACAAATGAGAAGAACTCAAATGCCTCTTTTTACCCCTGAAACAGAATGGGTTATGCCCGACGAACTAAAAGATTTGCGCGATGCAAAGGAAGTTGCCATAGATTTAGAAACTAATGATCCTTACTTAAAAGAGCTAGGATCTGGTAATGTTACAGGCAAAGGGCACATTGCTGGCGTTGCGGTAGCCGTAGAGGGGTGGTCAGGGTATTTCCCTATACATCACGAGCAAGGAGGCAACATGGACCGTCAATTGGTCTTAAAATGGCTCCAAAATGTCTTAAATCAAGAAAACACTAGGTTTATCTTCCATAATGCGATGTATGATGTGTGTTGGTTAAGGTCAGCAGGACTTACCATTAAAGGACCCATTGTGGACACCATGATTGCTGCGTCTTTGATTGATGAAAACAGAATGAGTTATCAATTAAACACACTTGCAAAACATTATGTTGGTCTAGGTAAAGACGAAAAAATATTACAAGAAGCTGCAAAAGAATATGGATTAGATCCTAAAGCAGATATGTGGAGATTACCACCAATGTTTGTAGGTCAGTATGCTGAACGTGATGCAGAATCTACATTAAAACTTTGGCAAAGATTAAATGTAGAATTACATAATCAAGAATTAATGGATGTATTTAAATTAGAAACAGAATTGTTTCCTTGTTTAGTTGATATGAGATTTAAGGGAGTGAGAGTTGATTTAGAAAAAGCACAAAATATTAAACTAAATTTAATTAAAAGGGAAGAGACATTAATTAAAAAAATAAAAGATTTAACTGGTGTTGATGTTGAAATTATGGCAGCCAGAAGTATAGCAAAAGCTTTTGATAAACTTAAATTACCTTATGATAGAACTGCAAAAAGTAATGAGCCAAGCTTTACTAAAAACTTTTTACAAAATCATCCACATGAATTACCTCAAGCAATTGCAGAAGCAAGAGAACTTAACAAAGCTCACACTACATTTATAGATTCTATAACTAAACACGCAGTCAAAGGTAGAATACATGCAGACATAAATCAAATAAGATCTGATGCAGGTGGAACTGTAACAGGTAGATTTAGTATGAGTAATCCAAACTTACAACAAATACCTGCACGACATCCTGAACTAGGTCCTATGATTAGATCTATATTTATTCCAGAAGGAAATCATGTTTGGGGTTCATTTGACTATTCACAACAAGAGCCAAGAATTTTAGTGCATTACGCAAAACTACAAAATTTAGAAGGAGTTGATGAAATTGTAGACGCATACAGAACTGGAGACGCTGATTTCCATCAAGTCGTGGCCGATATGGCCGGCATAAAAAGAAAGCAAGCCAAGACAATTAATTTAGGTTTGATGTATGGAATGGGTAAAAATAAATTAATGGCTGAACTAGGTTTGATGAAAGAGTCAGCAGAGAAACTAATTAGACAATATCATAGCAAAGCTCCGTTTGTAAAAAAACTTATGGATAATGTATCTCGTAAGGCAAACGACAGAGGTAAGATAAGAACTTTACTTGGACGTGCATGTCATTTTGATTTATGGCAACCAGTACAGTTTGGTGTATTCAAACCTTTACCCTTAGAACAAGCAAGAAAAGAATATGATGAACCATTAAAGAGAGCATTTACTTACAAAGCATTAAACAAATTAATACAAGGTAGTGCAGCTGATATGACAAAAAGATCTATGGTAGCTTTATATAAAAATGGTATAATACCCCACATACAGATACACGACGAAGTAGATATATCTGTAGAATCACCAGAACAAGCAGAAAAAATTATACAAATTATGGAATCAGCAGTTGAATTACAAGTACCAAACAAGGTAGACTACGAGTCAGGAGCAAATTGGGGAGAGATTAAGTAATGGCTTATCTCAATGCAAACATACCTGCAACCTATGCTCAAATAAAAAGGGAGTACTTATATGACCTTAAAAAACATCACGGCGAAGTTGAAGATTGTATTATCTTTGGCATTACCTCTATGGGAGGTCGCGCAATCTTATTCCATGCGATTATGGAAAACGGTGCAGTCTATTACAGATTGCCAATCAGTGCGTTCATTCAAAGAGGATTTAAAGCGAAAGACGTTCCTAGATATAGATTGGACGAGTTGGAGTTATGGAATTCTTTCAGTTATTATCCTACTGTTACTCATTGGAATATCTTAAGCGCAGCTTCAGGTAAATACATTGGTAAAGATAAGAAATGGCACCACGGTAAATACTTATTTACAGTTGACTGGGCACATCCAGATGGTAATATAATAGATTCTGATCATTCAGAAATTCCGCACGAACACAAGTGCGCTCACATAATTGCTTTAGATGATGGTAATTATGCTGCACAACCAAACAATAGATGCATATGGGACTTACCTTCTTTCACAGTAAAAGATAGTATACCCGACTGGAAAGTGCAGACGAGTGAATGGAATGTTGAAGATACAGGTAAATGGAAAACAGAAGATACCGATAACTTCTTCTACGAAATTGAGGAAAAGAAAAATGATTAAAAACAAAATTAAATCTCAAGTAATGTATGTTATCATACTAATTAGAGATAAAATTAAACAAGCTTACACCTGGATATCAGGCAAATTTAGTAAATAATTCTTATCAGCTGTATAAGATAGGGTGTGTTGGGAGACTAACACATCCGGTACCAAAATTATGAAAACAATACCAGACGCAATAGATGATATGATAAGATTAATTAAACGGATAATAGATGTACCTTTATCTTGGATGGAAACTATAGGCAGTAAAATGAATGTCTATGCTTGGAACAAGAGATGGGGAAATAGGGAAAAAGGTTATGGCTACAGAGACGAAGACTTGTAATAATTGTTATCACGAGTGTCACTGTAATCAAGAATTACACGCCGATGAGTATGGGGTGTGTGTTTGTGAGGAATGTAAATGTTAACAAAGGAGATTAGTTATGAAATGGCTAATAAAACTATGGAACAAATACGTGGAATGGTTATTTGCGGAACATGACAAAAACAAAAAAAAGTAAAAGTAAATTTGATTGGTTAAAGAAAAACATAGTAATTGTGCCTGTGGTAGGAGCAATCCTAGCCGGAACTGTTACTTCAGTTAGATATGTTTTTACAATGACTGATACTATTTCAGTAAACAAAGAAATACTTACAAAAGTAACTCAAGATTTAGAGATTCAAAAAGAAGTACTTAGTGATATTAAAAATCGATTAGCCAGAGCAGAAGCAACGTGGGATATGGCTGAAAATATATTTCAACAACTAGCAGATCAAGTGAGGCAACATGAATATGATATCAAAGATCTTAACAG